CTGCGTCCGAAATGTTGATTATCGTGTCGGTTGCGTTGCCGCCGACCACATCCACCTCGCCCGTGCTGGCAGGAGTAAATGTGCCATCCCCTGCAGGAGTGATTACCACCCCGTCCTGCGAAAGTGAGGTATAAGTGCCACCAATATAATAGGTCTGCCCACCGATTACCTGCGCCTTTCCCGTTGCGGGGTTGTACTGATTGCGCCCCGTAGTTTCCACCGCTTCGGCATCGTTGGAGATGAGAGTGCCGGGGTTGTAAGGATAAATGCCGGGGTAGAGTGCTTCAAAATCGGCTGGAGCGCTGATTTCATCCGCTATACCCGCGAGGGTGAGGTCGAAGTATTGAATAGCAAGAACTTCAACATTCCCCCAATTCGCAGCCTCGAAATTACGGATATTGAAAGGCCCAGCCGTTCCCGCGCCCGTTGCCAAAAAAGACACAACCTGCCACTCGGTAGTTGCCTGCGCTCTCGCTGCCGCATTGTCATAGGCCACTTGCACAAAGTCGCCAGCATCCCCCAATCTTATAATCGCGCTCACAAGTATTTTATGCCCCGTTGGGATTATGGTATTATTATTGCCATATACGCCACCGCCCTGGGCCGTCGCAATCCAATTTACCACCGACCCAGAAGCATTTCCAAGATAATAATAAGCGCCGGATACTTCGTTCCCCAACTGATTCCACGCGAGTGTCTTGCCCTTTATCTTGCGGTAGTAGGCACCGCCATCCCCGCCACTCTTGCGGAAGGTGAACTCCTGCTCCGTGCCTGCCCCGTCCGTGTCTATCACGGCTTCGGCAAGGCCAGCCTCGCCAGCAATCTGCGCGACCTCCTGCTCTACGGCTTCCACATCTTCCTTCGTGGCGAGGGGGGCAAGGGCAGCAGCAACTGCGCCGCTCGTTATCGCGTTGCGGCTATTCGCCGTTGGTGTGGTATCATACGCAAAAAGGGTGTACCAGTTCGTAGTGTCATTTACACTATCGTACACGATAACGGAAACGCCCGCAGCATCCACCTCAATAGTGCTGCCGTTAATCTCATACTCTCCCTCTGCAACAAGGAAAAAGGTGTCCTGCGTTACGGAAACACTCGCGCCGTCCGCAAGCGGTGCGCCGTAGAACGCATAGCCCTCCAGAGTATCCTGTTTCAGCCTGTTCACGGCATCCACTATCGCAAGCAAATCATCCTGCAATATCTGCCCCGTTATCTCTTGGTTGTAATTGGTTTTGATTGTTGCCCGTAAGGTCGCAATCAATGTGCTAAAATCTGCCATATCTCGTTAATAGATTAAAATTTCTTTGTCCTTTACCTGTGCCACCCAACATTGGAAATCTTCGTTGAAATCCGCATTGAAATCCGCTATATTCTCCAGTTCCTCATATACCGCGCCGCACGGGAGGCTGACAGGCACTTCCAGCACCGCATCGGCATACACGCCCGCGCACTCATCCTTGAAGCGGTAAGTGAACGGATGCAACGCCCAGTCCTGTACCGCCACGCCCGTTTCCTCGCTTATGTACCGCAGGATGCTCCCCAGCACCTCGCATCCCACACTCTGCACCTCTGCCGTGTTCCCCTTGTCCTTTGTCAGTCGGTCAATATAGAACAGGGTAAAGGCGTAGCGGGCAATATCACTCCCCGCGCTCTCGCGGTGTACGCCCTGCTGCCACGCGAAGCACCCGTACCTCCAGTCCGGCCTTTCATTTATCTTCGTGGCATCTTGCCGTATAATGCTGCGGATAGCGGGCTGCTGCGCCGCAACACCCTCTACCAGCCGTATCGTTTCAAGTAAGGTCATACCTTTTCAGTTAATTCTCCCAAAAATTGCGTCTAACGCGCACGAAAGCAAAAAACAATAAACTATACCACTTTGCATTTTAAGCCGCTTAAAAACGCCTTAAAATGCGAAATCCGCTATCTATCTTCCCAGAGGTCGCGGTTGCGCTCGGAATACCAGTTGCCCCGTGCGCCTCCCAGCCATATCGGGCAGGTATTTTCCGCGCTCCGCAATGTAGCGGCAATCCTATCCGCAGCCACCTGCGATAACTCCGGCAACTGCGCCCTATTCTCATAGAGCCATCCCTGCATACGATAGCAATGGAAATCGGCTTTCGCCTGCGCCCTCGCCACCTCGGTATCTATCTCCGTAGCGGATGCAGCCTCATAGCCCTCGGCATCGGCTTTTACTACGCCCGCATTGCTGGCCTTATATGCCAATTTATGCAGCAATTCCGCCTTTGTCGCATAGGCGAGGTAATAGACCGCGTAGGAGTTTACCAGCTCCGCATACGCGCCCGTCAGTTCGCCCCTGCTGGCTTTGTCTTTCAATGCCTCCAGCAACGGAGTGCCAAGCACACCGCGCAACCCCACCTCCTGCGCCTCCATAATGGCCGCACGGAGGTAGTTATCCGCTACATTGTCATCCAGCACGGCAATCATCTTCACATTGTCTGCCGTAGTAAGCAATCGTATCTCTGCCATATCCTATTCCTCCCCTGTGTTTGCACCCTCGCCCGCGCTCTGCTCGTTGCCCTCAATGCTGAACGGGGTAATCTCCATTGTGCCGCCTGTCGCATTCGCCCACGCCTCGCAGATGCGCTCCTGTATGGGGTGGACTATCGTGCGGTTGAACAACTTGAACGCGCTTTCGTATTCCTCGCTGCTGAAGCCCTTGTCCTCGGTAGGTATGCCGAAAAGGTTGGGATTGGCACGGAACGCGGTGAATATCTGCTGGCGGGTGTGCTTGGACAGGGTTTCGTATTTGTCCGCGAAATCCGCCACCTCCATTTTCTGCAAGACGGCAAGGTGTTCCTTGTCTGCGGCATAGTTGAACATCACGCGCCCCGCGTTGGATGCGCCGCCGAATTTCTGGGTGAAATCCCTTTCTATCTGCCGCTTTACCTCATCGGCAGGAACGCCGTTGCAGAAATTGACAAGATAACTACCCATAAAGCCGCGCTCCAAGTTCCCCAAATGGAACTCATCCACGCCGCGCTCCGTTTCGCACGCCTTGACTGCGGCGGCATACACGGGGGCGGGGTAGGTGTCATCCCCCCAGCATTTTATCAGTATAAACGCGCTCTCATACTCACCCGTCTTTTCGTTCCTGTGGAACTCCCCGTTCCAACGCCCGTAGACAAGCGGCTCTTTCCCCGCGCTGACGGAGTTCCATTTCTCGGAATAGTACAGGACATCTCCCTCTTTGTTCAGTCGGCAGAAGCGCATACGAAACGGGTGTATCTCCGCGAGTTTCCCGTCCTTGCTGGGTATCAGTTCCCAAGCCGCGCCACCGAGTTTCGCTATATCCTTGCCCGTAGCCTCCACCAGCCCGCGCCGTGTCAACCGCTTGCCGTTAAGGTAATCCTTGCCGTTAAAGGCATCCCCTGCGGTCTGCACATCGTTCCCGCCGATATAATCCACCAGCCCCAACTGGATTGTCCGTAGGGTGGTGCATTCTGCACTCAATCCCTCTATGTAATCGGGATAGGCGTTCTTATCCCCCCAGCGCAGCCAGTCGCGCCCCGTTACCACCGATTCCTTCGGGGAAACCATTGTCCGCTCACGGAACGGCTCAATGGCGAGGAAAGACATTGCCTGTGCGTTGTTAGTTTTCTCCATATTGCTTTATGCTTATATTCTCAACACTACCCGCAGCCGCTTCGGGAATCCTGCTCGGCTCGCCGATAATAGCAAGCCCCGCCGCCACGAGGATGCCGTTCTGCCGCAGGGTATAATGATACTCCCCTGCCAGCCCCTCCGCCAGCGCGATGCGCCCCTTGTGGTATGGCTCGGCCGCATTGATAATGAAACCGCACTCGCAGAGCGGCTCGCCGTTAAAGGTCGCGGCGAGTTCCAGCACCGCAGGGCCGCTATACTCCAGCCCCGTGCGCGGTATCAGCACCTCCTGTAATCCCGTAGTATGTTTTAGGTGTATCATCCTGTTCGCTTTTCCCGTAAATATCATTTCCGCAGATTCCGTCCGTTTCCGTACATAGACAACAAAAGGGCGCATCCCTGCGCCCTCCTGCCACTACATAACTAAACCTAAACCAGATGAAAAAGTTACTCTGCCAAGATTAGTCTACCACGCCCTCCACTACGGAGGTCGGTACGGAGTACGGCAACTGGTTGCTGGCATCGGTCAGTTCAATGCCATAGCGGTTGTTATCGGTGTGTGCTGCACCTGTGCCGCTCTCCCCGCCCGTGCGATAGACGGGGTGGTCATAGCCAAGAAGCCAAGAGTTGCCGTTATTGTCGGTATAGATTACCACCAGTTCGGACACGGAGAGGGCTGCGACCTCCAGCCGCTTGGTTGCATCCTGTCGCAGGAATGTCAGCGCAAGCACGGAGTTCTCGCCAGCATACTCGCCAGCCTCGTTGAACTGCGGGGTGCTGGTTACGGAAGCCATCCCCCTCTTGAAATAGTAACCTTTGAATTTCTTTCCGCTCTCCATAGTGATAGCGGAAACGGCATCATCCGTGATAGTGATAGCGGAAACATCGTCCTTATTGGCAATGTAGACCGCTTTCACGCCACCTGCGTTAGCAACGCAGTCGCGGACAAGCCCGTTGAGTGTTTGAGCGCAAGCCATATTCGTATTCGTTTTAATCGGTTAGACAGGAAAGGCGCAAGGGAGGGGAAAGCCCCCTCCCCTTTGCCAGTCGGTTTTAGTTGAGAGTTGCGAGGACAACGCGGTCGGGGAAGGCAATCTGCACGCCAGAGTTCCAGCGAACTGCAACCTTGATGAGGTTGGTATCTTCCTCATACTTGACCTTGAACTGCTCCTGTGCGTTCTCCACATCCGTGCCGTAGAACAGGTTTTCGGCGTTGGTGGCGAGAATCTTCTTCGTGCCGGAAAGGCCATCGGTCTTGGCGACCATAATGTTTGTTCCGGGGAACACGATTTCCTCGGGTGCGGAGTTCTGCGGGCCGGAATAGTGGAAGAAATTCTTCTCCACCAGCTCCAGCACGAAGCCCATATAGAACTCGGGGCTTACGAAAATCTTGACATTACCCCTGCGGATAACCGAAACAGGGAGGGCGAGGATAACGGCCTTGACTGCATCCCACGCGGAAGTGCCGGCGGCAACGGTCACAGGCACAACGCCAGTTGCAGATGCTGCAAGGGCGAGGAAGCCGTTAATCCATTTGAGGTCGGGGTCTGCGCTGGTGGTATCACCCTGCCAGATGAGTTTCTCAATCTTCTCTGCGATAGCATCGCGGAAGATGCGGATGACATACGCCTCAAAGGGGAAGGTGTCGCGCTGGGTTTCGGGGATGCGGACAAGATACTCCGCCCACTTGCCGAGCAGGGTATCGGCGCAGAAACTCTCGTTCACCTTGATGAGGGCGGTAACGATTTCGCGCTGGGTGAGTTCGGTGGTGTTGTCGGGGGTAAAGTCGCAGCCCTTGCCGTTCTGGAGAACGGGGTCGGCGGATAGGTAGTTGATTTCAGCGGAGGTCTTGATACCGGGCTGAATGCTGATGCGGTCAATGGTCTTTGCTCCAAAGACTACGCCGTTGATAAGCACATCACGATTCTCCTGCACATAGGCGGGGAGGGTGCTAACATTGAAGTTAGGGTTGGTATTTGCCATAATTCGTTAAGATTTGAAAAGTCAATTTCTGCCGTTAAATATCCGTTTGCGCCAGTCCGTCCGAAAATGTTACTTTGCGGACAGGATGCGGTAGAGGTTGGCGTGCTTTTCCTCCTGCATTTCCTCCTTGCTGGCGTTGCTGAACTTATCGTGGGCGGGCTTGGTGGCGGGCTGGCCTTTCAGTTCCGCAACCTGTGCGCGGAGCGCAATCAGCTCGGCATCCTGTGCGGCGTACTTGCTCTCCGCCTCCGCCTTTTCCTCTGCGGTAACGAAAGCGGGGAACACCTCTACGCGCTCGCCGAGTGTTACCTCGGTCTTGTCCTCGTTGAAAGTCAGCGCATAGCGGTAGTAGTGCCAGTCCTCGCCGTTATAGAGTTCCACTACGGCAAAGGTTTCCCCCGCCTCCACTATCCACGCATCCAGCCCTGCGGCTGCAAACGCGGCATAGATCGCGCGGTACATATCGTCAAAGGTCGCGGCCAACCTCTGCACCATTTCGGCGAACTTGCTGGGGGCTTCCTGCTCCCCTGCTTTCTGCTCGGTTTCTTCCTCCTGTGCGGCTTCTTCCTTTGCGGGCTGCTCCTGTGCGGATGCATCCACCTTGTCGCGGATTTCCTTTACCACGCCTCCAGCAATCTCCACCTCGTGGGATTCGGTAGTATATACGCCGTCTGCGGGTGCGCTCTCGCTGCCGTCCTCGGCAACCATTTTCACGGCGTTACCCACCGCGAGGGCTTCATCCCCGTCCCAGCGCATCACGCCCTTATCCGTTGCGACACTCCCGTAGGTCTGCTCCTGCTGCTGCTCTGGAGCGGCTGCGGCCTCTGCCTTGATTTCTTCGGAAAACTCGGTTTCCAGCGCGGCGGCAATAGCCCCGCGTACTCGTTCCATAATTGTCATAAGTAAGTTGTGTTTAGTTGATAATTTCTCGGTGCTGACTACGGCATCCACCTCCTCGCGCCCGAAGATGCCCTCCAACGAAAAGCCCTTGTATGTGCCGTCTTTCACTCCCGCCCATACCTCATCGTTAGTGATATGGAACTCCCCGAACAGGCTGCCGTCCTCTATTTCTTCAAAGCCCGCAGGGGCTATGCCGCGCTCCGTATCCTTGATAAACCATTGCACCAAGTTCACGCCGTCCACATCCGTGCCTTCTTCGTGCTGGAGGTTTACATTGTCCTGCCGCCCTTCGGAAAGGTATTTCTCTGCCATTTCGCGGATGGTGTCGGCATCGTACAGGATATAGTATTCGCCCGTCTGCTTGGAGTAGCGGTATATGGGGAAATTAGCCCGCATAATCACGCCATAAACGAGCCGCCTGTCCTCGTCCTGCACCGCGTAGCGCATCGGCTGCTCCGCATCGGCAAAGGCTTGGAAATCCGTCAGCACGGCTGGCGCATCTACAAGGGAGATTTTCTTCATCCCGCAGTTCTCGCTGCACAGGGTGGCGCGATAGACGGGTATGCCATTTATAGTTGTTATAGCCATTTCGTTATCTGCTTTTTACCCGTCAAATATCAAAATGGCATATTCCGTCCGAAGAAACGCGCATAAACGCGATTTCCCGCGCTTGAAAGGGCGCGGGCATATAATTATATATCTTCGCGCTATAAATGCGGGAAACGCAATTTCTGCGGGAATTAACGCAAAAAGGGGGCGCATCCCTGCGACCCCTTTCCAATTCACTAAAATATGTATGAAATCAAAACGGCTGCGGATTAGAACGGGCGCAGCCAGCCCGCGTTATTCCTCCTTTCTTGCTAATTTTTCTAAGAATGAACTTAACGAGATTAAATTGTTATTGATTGCCTTGATGTTGTAAGAAATCTCATATAATAATACGACAACAACCACTGAAAAAATTATTTCAAAGATATTCATACCTTTCTTGCTTTTAATCCAAGTTCGTAGAAATGTTCGGCAAGTTCTCCAGCCTCCATTGTGGTGAAATCCTCAATAATGTCGGCATTATTTATCCTATTAAGAACATTTCTATTAAGATAGATTGCAATCTCCGCATCCAAATCCACCTCCGGCTGCTCCTCGCTGGAATTCCAAGAGGGGCGCAGTGATTTGAGGAATTTAACTGTGCAACTATTTATACCCCATTCCTTTTCCGCAGCAAGAATTGCATTCGCAAGATGCATCTTATCTTCCTCGCTCCACTCTTGCTTGGATTGAAGATTGAACCTTTCTGGAAGGGATTTAAGGAAATCCTTTGCTGCCAAGAAAGCCTTGAATAGATTTGGGTGTATTTCCTTAAATTCATCGGTCAAGTGCATATCAATGGCCGTGATAGCATCTTCTAATATGTACTTATTTTCATCACTCCACTCTGCGGGCTTCTGCTCTTTCTGCCGTTCAAGGTAGGCAAGCCAGCCTTTAATTTGTTCTACGCGGAAGCCAGTTTTCTTGTTACGATGAATACATCCGTGGAAATATTCAATCATTTCCCTCCTTATCCTATTATCCTCGCTTTCCTTCCGTTCAAGGATGACCTTGTTACCCTCAATTCGGGCTTTGTAGCCCTCTGGGATTTCTATTGTCTTTTCCATATTGGTTGGTATTTATGAATTAATCGTATTGAATTTATAGGCGGGTAACTGCTCCGCCCGTTTCGCTATCTCCCCGGCATCCGCCCAATCTTCTGCCAGCCACTCGGCAATCCATTTCTCCAGCCCCTTTTTCTGCTCATCCATTAGGTGGAAAACCTTATCGTTATATGCCGCCCAGCGAATATCCACCGCATCCACCGCGTAGCCGCTCTCTGCGGGTTGCAGTGCGGTCGCGCCCTGTTGGTAGCACCTGTCATCTACATAGGCATCCAAGTGGATGAAATTCCCGCTCTCTATATCGCCGATATTGAGGTAGATTATATTGCCCTGCCGCTTGGCGTTGGTGTCCGTTTCAAAGGCGTTGCCTATAATGCCGTTAATCAGTTGTGTGCGTGTCATAGTTAGGCAATCTTGAAATTAGACATATCCAAATACCCCACTACCGCGCTGCTACCAAAGTTGCAAGTATCCAGCATAACGCCGTCCACGCAAGCAATTTCGTGGTTGGCTATGGTAATGATATACCGCCCTGTTGGGTGTTGTTCGGCGAATTGCAAAGCCGTGAGGCGTTTCTTGCCCTTAACTGCGGGGCAATTAGTCCAGATCGCCCCGCCCGCTTTCAGCCAATCGCGGAAGCGCACTCCGTCATTCGGTATGGTGTAATCCTTGCGGGCATTAGCCGAGAGGAAATCATAAGCCGTCAGCCAATCGCACCCAACGGAGTTAGCGAGGGCGCGGATGCAGCAATCGGGGGCATCCCAATGCCAGCCCTTTTTCGTGGCGGCGCGGGGGTTGGGATTAGTCAAGCGGAAATGCTCCGTGCTTGCGTAATACTTGAGGATTGTTTCGTTTGTCATAATCGTAAGGTGTTAATGATTTAGCAATAGTAAAAAGTGATTTTGATTCCCCTGCGGAGTTTGCAGACCTGCTTGTCATCGAGGCAATTAAAAGCGCGGTCAAGGAGGCGGTTGCAAAGGGTATCATCCCCTACCACCTCGCGGAAACCCGCAACGCCTACCAATTTGTTAAGGCCGAGGCCATAAACCTTGATTTTGAAGTTCCTGTTGATTGTGCGTGTTGTGTAATTCATAACTCGTTGTGTTTTGATTTCGTTTGCAAATATAATACTTTTATTTAATACTGCAAACATTTTTGTAAACTTTTTTACATTTTTTTTAATCCGTACCTATTTCGTGGCCTCACGAAAATGGTAAAGGGCGAGGATTTCTCCCCGCCCTCCGGCACGAAAGCCCGCCTCTGGTCGCTTAAAAGCGGCTCTCGCTATCCGTTACCCGCACCTTGCGCCCTGCCTGTGCTATATCGCTATATACCACATAGACGCGCTGCGCTGCCGCCCTCTCATTCAGCACCTCCTCCTGCGATGCGCTGGTGAGTGCCTGCACCTGCGGGATGGTGTTAATGACTATCGGAGCGGCTACGGCTGCACTCGTTATCGCTTGCGATGCCTGTGCCGTGCTGCCGAGGGTGGTGTTCGCTATCTGCATAGCCGCCGCGATGCCCTGCGCGGATACCGCCGCAGTCTGCAAGAGTTTGTATGCCGTAGTGCCTTCCCCAGCCCAGACGGACATAACGCCCGCAGCGGTATTGATAAGTGTCTGCGCGTACTGCACCCGTTTCACATTCTCAAACTCCTTCTCGGCCTCCTCCTCGCTTATCTTCCCGCCTTCCACGCGCTGCTGGATATAGGCTTGATATGCGGATGCCACACTACCGAAAAGGCTGGCGGTGGTCTGCATCCCCTTTATCTCCTCTTGCAGTTGTTTCTTCCTGTCGGCAGCCTCCTTCCGGCGGAGGCGGGCGCGTTCCGTTATCGCATCGCGCTCTATCTTCACCTCCATATCGGCGGCCTCCTTGTCATAGGCGAGGTAGGCATCCATATTGCCCGCTTTGAGCGCATCCTGTGCAAACTGGCGCAGGAGGGCGAGCCGTTGCTCATTGCTCTCCTTGCGGATGCGGTAGAGTTCCGCCGCGAGCTGGGCTGCATCATCTATCGTAGCCCGTGCGGTGTTCTCCCGCCCTGCTGCTCGCATACCCACCCCGGCAAGGGCGGCATCATTGCTGCGCTTCATCCTGTCGGCGGCGGCCTTTTCCTCTCTTTCGCGGATTTCACGATATTGCTCAAATACGCGCAAATTTAGGTCTGCCATATTATCCGCCGCCTCTTCCTCCGCTTTGGCTTGTTCCAATAGCGCATCCGTCATTCCCTGCACGGAATCCTTTGCGCTATCCGTACCCTTTTCCAGCCTGTCCATACGGGAATTGAGCCGCCCCATACTCGCGTAGGTATTCGCCATAGCATCGTCCACGGCAGCCTCACTCTCCGCGAGTTGGTCATTGGTTTCACGGGAGTTGGCGGTAAGTGCAGCCTTGCGCTGCTGCACCTCCGCCTCCTTCCGCGCCAGTTCTTCCCGTCTTTGACCGATTCCCATTTCAAGGGCTGCGGCGCGTTGTAACATATCACGGCGTTGCGCCTCCGTGTATTTCTCCGTCTTGTAAGATTCAGCCCGCAAGCGGTTGGCCTCCTTGCGGTCGGCAGCATCGCGCTTCCTGTTCTCGCGCTGCATATCCTCAATCTCATCTTCTTCCTTTGCTATGGCTTTCAACTCTGCGGCCGTGCCTTTGACAAGCCCCACCCGTTCAAGGAAACGCCCCACCGCCTCGGCGGCATCGGCAATCACGCCTACCAGCCTGTCAAACACCTGCTGAACGGCAACGCCCACCACCTTCAAGGGTGCGAGGGCTATGCGGATGCGGTCAAAGGCTTCTTCGTTGTTCTTCAGCGAGGATGACAACTTGCGCCATAGGGCTATGAACGCGGACAGGCCGATAACAAAGGGATTCTTCGCCAACGCCCAGAGCGCAGAGCCTACGCCCTTAATCATCGGAACTACCGCCTTTGCGGACATTCCTACGCCCTTAATCCCCAGCCCCATTCGCTGGAACGCCGCTATGATGCCGTTCTCATAATTGCCGACATTGCGCTGCCAGTTGCCGATAGAATGGTCTAAATCCGTCAGTTGCTCCTTTACGCGATTGACCTCCTTTGTCAGCCTCGCCCGTTCTGCCTCATCCCCTGTGGCTTTCCATTCCTCTTTCAGTTTGGCGAGTTGGACGGACAGGGCGTTGTAACTATTCCCTACCGCCTTGCTGGACTGCACCACCTGCGCCGCCGTGCGGCTGGCGGCTTGCTGCTCCTTTTCCACCGCTTGCAGTTCCTTGACGGATAGCCGCATAACGCGGTTATACTCCGTTTGCGCGGATTTCAGCCGTATGGTCTGCTGCTGATATGCCGCCGAGTTCTGCTGCCCCTCCTGCTGCATACGCACCAGCGCAGAGCGCACGGCATTTATCTCGCCCTGTAACTCGCGGAGGCTCGCCGCCGCTTTCCGCATATCAATCGTTATTATCTGCTTCGTTTCTATGTTTGCCATATCCCGTTAGTTTTGTCCGTTAGTATATGCGCCCTTATCCAGCACCCGTACGAAGGTACACTCGCAGGGCTGCGGGTTATCCCAGCAATAGTCGCTTATCTTCTCCAGCACCCACCAGCACCCGTCAAACCAGTAGAACGGGCGGAACAAGTCCTGCCCTATCTTCATTCCTCGCCAGTCCACCCAGCAAGTTACGCGGTGCGAGTTCTCATTGTACCTATCCGCGATATATGCCTTCCAACGCCTTGCGTAGATGCTCCTACCTTCATCGTAATTCACTCGCGGCATATCCACCTGTCGGGGTGCGCCCATATCCAGCGAGTTCTCCACTACGCCACCCCAAGCGCGGAGGAAGGTATAAGTGCCAAAGTGCGGAACGCTCTGCGAGGGATTGCTGCCGAGGTAAGGAAACCAGCAGGGCACTCCATCATTCTTCGCCAGCATCTCCGGCGTGTCATCGCTCAAAGCGGTATATTCCTGCACACTCCCGTCATACAGGAGCAGGATGCCCGCACCATCCCCGTCCGGCTGCCCGTCTGCGCTGGCGAGTTGCAGGCGGAAGAATCCGTCATATCCGGGCGTATCCATTTCCGCAACCGCATTTATACCCGTCAGCGACAAGTTCGCCGTTAGCGGCTCAATATCGTACTGCGCGGGGTTTTCCTGTGCATCCCAGACGGTATATTTCGCGCCCCCGTCAAGGTAGCCGGAAGGCAGGATGCCCGAGCCCACCGCCGTATCTTCCAGCAGCCAAAAATAGCGGGAGTATGCCAGCCCCGTAACGCCCTGCACGAATTTCACGCCTTCCAGCACTTGCAGGGTTTCCGCATTGAACGGGCTGCCCGTATTCACGCGCTGCGCCCCGTACTCGCTCCCGTACTTGGCACGATACGCCTCGGCATACGCGCCGGAAGCATCCCCGAAAGCAAAGCGCAGCCATTTCTCCGCGATGATATTCGGCTCCACCTTATATGCCTTGCCGCGGTCAATCCTCGGCGATATATCCACCCCCTCGCTGGAGTAGAACGCATCGCGCGGTACTACTGCCACCGCCTTGCTTATCGCATCATAACGCAGCACCAGCCCGAAGGTTTTGACAAAGGAAAGCAGCCAATCCGCAGGGCTGGCCGTGCCCCCCAGTATATCCGCCTTGCTGAAATGCGTTCCCGTGCCTACGCGCCCCGTGCTTTCCGCCGTATAGGTGGGATTGATAGTCGCTATATCCGCGTAGTTGATTGCAGGGTAAAATGTAGGGCTTGAGCCGCCCGTGTTAAGTCCTATCTGCGCGGGAATCCTCTCTCCTGCCGCGAATGTAACCGCCTCCACCGCTACGCGGAAATTGTCAATCCCGAAACCCTCAATATCAAACTGCATCGTATCGGTGTTGGCTGTAAGTGCGGATGCAATCTTTTCCTCCTGCACCTGTATCTCAAAATCCCCTGCGCCCGCCGCACCGAGATAGGTATTCTGCGCCACCCCGTCCGTACTGCCGATAGTGGAAGGGAGGGAATCAAACGCAAGACGGGCAGCCGTTTCGCTCGCATAGTCCGCAATACAAAGGCAGCGCACCTTGCTACGCGCCACCTCCGTATCTCCGTCATATCCAAACAGGCGCACGAAGATGAATGTAGCGTGGCTCCTCCTGCCGAGCGACCACCCGTAGATTGTTTCGCCCGCAGGGCTGGTATAGTCCAGCGCGAGGGATATACCCAGCGAGTATGATGCCCTTGCAAGCGGGTCTATGCTCTCATCTATGTCAAGGCGCGGGGTTGCTCCCGTGTTTATATCCGACACGCGATTGGTAGTGTACCAAGACAGCCCCAGTTCGCCGCCCGTGTTCCCCTGCCCTTCCCTGTGCAGCATCGGCAAGGTCATCCACGAATTGACAAACCATTCATTCGCTATCGCAGACCAGTCAAAGGAGTGCCCGTTGTCTGCCGCCACCCTCTCAATGCCAGCGAGGATGCCGCGTGTAGATATGATAGGGCGTTGGAGGTAACTGCGGAGGTCGCGCACCTCCCACTCGTCCAGCTCCTTTGCGAACTCCACAAGGGCGCAGCCGTTTATGCCGTGCGCTCCCGAAACGGCAGGGCATCCGTGTTCCGCACCTATCGGCACGAGGGCCTTGTTGCAGTCAAAATCACTCGGCTTGCCATTGTGCATCGGTGCGAAGTTCAGTATGTCCGCCCACTCCGACAGATCGCCCACCCCGCCGACTGCACGCAGGCGCGTCCACGCAGCCGCCACGAGGTTCTTGCTGATATTGAATGAAAGCCCTTCCTCTATTGCATCGCTCCAGCGCAGGGATGCGAGTGTTTTCTTCTCCCCGCCCTCCCCATACATAAGCCCGTAGAGGAATCCGCCCAGCCCTCCGTACAGGTGTATCGCGTAGCCGTCCGCCGACACGCTCTCCAATTTGACATAGCCAGCCTCCAGCACCTCATCCCCATTGCTGCGAATCTCAAAGGGCATCCGCGCCAGCGCATCGAAGGCATCCGACACGCCCCGCACCTTATCCGGCTGCATCCACGCACCGAACAGGCGTGCGTTCTCCTGCGTAGGCGGCAGCACCACCTCCTTGCTATATGCGTTCTGCACCACCGCAGGGGCATCAAGGTCGCCAGCCCCATAGTTGAAAAGCAGCAAGCCCTCGGCGTTATTGCCGAGGTCTGCCTGTGTTCCGTTGATTAAAAGCCGTATTGCCATAGAGTTATTTTTCTTGAAAATTGCGCCTATTAAACGCGAAAGCCAAAGACACATAATTTATCATCTTTCCGTTTCGTGTGCGGGAAATCGCGCGTAAATGCCCTTATTCGCGGCGCATCACCTGTGCGGTGGTCGCGGCGAGTTTCCAGTCAATGCGCTTGCGCCCGTTGGCGAAGGTGCGGTCTACGCACTCGGTATCCGTCAGCACAAGGGGAGTGAGGGTGTCCGCTATGAGGTCGCACAGGTACACCTCCGTGCTGCCTACAAGGTGGTGCATCCTCGCCGCCTCCGCATCCGTCAAGTTGTTAAGGCGCAGTTCCCACCCTTCCGTCAAGCCGTTGCGGTAGTTCTGGATTGCACGCGCACCTCGCACGGAGTTGTCTATCTCCCGGGTTATGGTGCTGCGGGCGTAGTTCTCCTTCCTCTGCACCCCGTCCAGCAACAGGCTGTCCATACCGCCGTAGGCGTTGCGGTAGTAGAGCGCATATCGCTTGCAAGCCTGTTCCGCGACTTTGTACTCGGCAAGGATAATGTCCGTAGCGGCAGGATAGACAACCTGCACCTTTACCAGCCCCGCATACGCGCCGAGGTACAGGGCTGCATAGCCCGCCACATTGTACTCCCCTGCGCTGATGGCGAAATCCGCATTGAAATCGCTATTGAAATCTGCGGTACGGAAAAGGTTTTGCGCGATTGTCTGCGTAGTGCCGTTCGCGAAGGTCAATAGGAAATTCACCTGCCGCTGGTCATCCCAATCCACCACCGATGCCACCAGCCATTGATTCGGAACGGCAACGGCACGGATAGGATGCGACAAGCCCATAGCCTCTATGTCGAAGTCATAATCGTAACTCCAATCCGCATATATAGCCCAATAGGTCTGCGCTATCCATAGCCCGTCCGTATCCCAGTAGTCAAGGCAGAAATACCTGCCCAGCAACTGCGATTGCCAGCCGCCGCCCGTAGTGTTCTGGAAGGGGGCGGAAAGGTAGTCTGCCGCCACCTCATTCGGGGAGATAATAATGCTCTGCCCTCCTGCGGTGCTGGTGGTAGCGATGCCCTCGTGTATCACTTCGCCCTCGGTGGGGTCGCCCGCGTCCTGTATGTCATCTATTACACGGATGCGATAACGGACGGAATCGCCCGTCAGATGCGCCTCGTGTTTCAAGTCATATTCCACCCGTTTCCAAATCGGTAGCCAAGCCATAATTGTTCCTGTTTTCGTTTCCCGTAAATATCAAAAAGGGCTGCGTTGTCCGTAGCCCCTTTCCCTTACTGACCGCTCCCCGCGAGCAACCATATCTGCGCCTGTGTCATCGCGCCTATATCCGCGCTTATCGCATCGCATATCATAGGCAGGTATCGGGCATTGATAGCATCCACCGCCCGTTCCAAATCGTGCGTGCCTTTCGTTCCCTCCCGTGCAATCTTCCGCCGGATTAGGAAATCCACCTGCTCGGGTTTCGGGATGCGCCCCTTGCCGTCCGGCTGCATCGGTATCGGTTTCGCCTTTATCCATTCCAGTAACGCTCCCCTCGGAGCCCAATGCGGGCGGGTATCATACTCAACATATTTCCAGTAGTCAGCCAACCGCAGATTAACGGAAAGCACCCCCGCCGTATTGTTCAGCACCTCCGCTTCTACATTGTCAATCAATGTCGCTGGGCTCATAGTGGTATGCTTGTTCCCCCGCATATTCTCGCGGTACGCGGCCACTACGCGCTCCGCATACTCCCGCAGCACCCGTTCCGTCTGCGGGAAGTGTTGATAGTTGCTTGCAAAATCTATATCCATATCCGTCTAATGTTTACGCAGCCACTCGTGCCTCTGCCGTTCCTGTTCCGCTATCTTGTCATTCCGATACGCGAGGATATTGAGGAAAGCCACTACGGGCATATCGGTTGCAGCATCCCAACTGCATCGGGCAGTTTCAGCCACCGCATCAATGTTTGCCAGCCAGCCCCACCTCTCCGCAAAAGCCTCGCCTGTGCCCTCATTGCCCTGCGTATCGTCCTCCGCCTTGCCCTCGGCATCTTCATCTCCTTCATCATCTTCTCCAAAGAGGGTAGGGTATCCGTTACGGATGCCGCGCACAAGGTCAAAAAAAAAGCACGCAGCGCAATCGCATCCAGCACGCAGAGTTCATTCCGTATCGCCTCCTGTACATCCTCAATATCGTACCCGTTGCCGTATGTCTTGCCCTCCGGCACAAGGATAACCGAAAGCAACTGCGCCCAACGGCTGCCCCCGTCTTTCTGCGCCGCTATCTCGTTCCAGTCTATGAACTGCCCCGCCGTTATCTTCCCCTGCCGCAGCGTTGCCCTGTACTGCACACCCCCCAGCGTGTAGGTGTCGCGTACCTGATGCGGAACGGGATGCACCAGCACGAAGGATGCCGCCGCGTTCTGCGCTTGCAAGTCCTCCAATGGCTCATCCCATATCGCATCCACCGACAAGCCCGTCAGCGCGGACAGGAGTTCCAGTTGCTTGTCATTATCACTCGCCCCGCTATCCTCCAGCGCGGCTGTTATCCGCTCATATACCCCTACGGGCATTTGTTCGTAACTTGTTATCATATCCTAATATCCAAATCCAAAGGTGTATTGCCCCGCCGTTGCGTACTGCGTTAGGTAGGTAAAAATTGCATAGCGAAAACAATCCATATAATGGTCATTAAAGGGCTGCGGCTCGTTCAGCCACTTGCCGTCCTTATCCTGCATCCAGCAATAACTGCGAAATTCCTTTATGGCATCCAAACTATCTTTCGTTACATAGATTTTATAACCGCGCAGCATCTGGATTTGTTCTGCTTTTCGTGTGGCTTTGTAACAGGGTAGGATATTCCACCCGTAGCCCGCAAGTTCAGCAATCGTTTTCGGCTCTGCACAATCCGCGAATATCATCGTGCTGCGCTTCGGCACTCCCGCCCGTTCCATAGCCGCCGCCATATCGGAATTGAGCATCCCAGTTGAGTAGAAGATTTGTTTGGTATAGATTATCTTGCGGCCTGTGTCTATCAAATTATAGGACAGGGCAGACGGGTCGCAGTTATGCACCAGCACCCCGTTTGCAAAGTATTCGTGGGTATCTTCCACCCACAAGTCAAATACCTCCGCTTTCCGCGTTCCTATTTCCTTTATTTCTCTTATATGCTGTGAGGTTATGAGCGCACTCGCTTGAACAAGATTTGTGCGGCCTGTATTTGTTTGCTCGGAAGGTTTTGCCGCACCATTCACAAACGAAATCGGCATCGCAATCTGGGCTGGTGAGTTGCCACAGGCGGTAGCAAGATTTAGAGCAAAACCTTTGGTGGACATTTGTAGCAATAAATTCCTTGCCACATTGTTCACAAATACGCGGTTTTTCTTGTAATCGTTCAATAGCCACCGCCCTACGCGCCGCCCAATTCTCTTTAGAATATGCGACCTTTTGCTGGTGGTCGGGGTGCTCGTTGTTATATTTGACGAGGTTTCGGTGGATAAGGGAGTGCTCCCGATTGGTAACGAGTTGCAGGTTTTCCGGCTCGTTATTAAGGGGGTTGAAATCCTTGTGGTGGATTGCATATCCCTCTGGCACAGGCATCCCGTGCGCCTTTTCCCATACTGCGTGGTGCAGACGGATTGAGTGTTCAACTCCGTCTTTTTTCCATTTGCAGTAGTAATAATTTGGGTGTTTTCCGGCAGGATACCTTTTGTATTCTCTGCCCTCAAAGGAGACAACATAAACAACTTGTCCCCGCTTTCCAATTTTCCGTACTTCTTCCATTTTCCGTTAACATTAAAATTGTGCGAGTATGTTGCGGCAAATTTAACCTCTTTGCCATTGTTAAATATAATAATTTTTTCTTGAATTTCCCGTACTCCGTTGCACTTTTTTTGAATAATCCTGCGGTATCCTTTTCGTGTCAACACATAATCCCCCGCGACTACCTCGCGGATAGGAATATCCCCCCTTGCGGTGGTTACTAATGTGCTGCCCTCAAAACAGGTAAAGCCAAAGTCCATTCCGTACACCTCCCGCAGCCCTGCCGCATCGGGCATCGTGTCGCAGAGTTCAAAGTCGGGGAATATCAGCCCCTCCAACTGGCCGACCTTGCCCTCGCCATATACGCGCCACCAGTTAGCATCGTTCTTGTTGCTCTCAATCTCCGCGACCTGTTCCGCCGTCAGGTAGTCATTGTCTTTGTAGGTGGAGTGGATGCTGCGGCAATTCTCGCGGGGGGCTATGTTTTCGTGTACCCAGAAAGTATGCGTAGGGTTATAGTCAAAGATTGCGAAAAGACGGGTACGGACAAGGAGCTGCCGCGCCGTGTCATAGTCAAGGTGGTTGGCCTCGTTTATGAACAGGATATCACGGGC